CGCTTGTGAGCTCCAGATAAGCACGACCACTTACGGCAAGACCTGCCGCAAGTTCAGCTTGTGCGAGAGCGTTCTTCTTGGCAGCCTTTTCCTGGAGTTGAGTTGTGGCAAGAGCGACCTGCTCAGCGCTTGTGAGCTCCAGATAAGCACGACCACTTACGGCAAGACCTGCCGCAAGTTCAGCTTGTGCGAGAGCGTTCTTCTTGGCAGCCTTTTCCTGGAGTTGAGTTGTGGCAAGAGCGACCTGCTCAGCAGCGGACAACTCTAGGTACGATCTCTTCCGCAAAGTTATCGCGGAAGCCAGACCCCCGGAAATGGCGATAGCCTCTACTTCCTTGCGGTTGAGTACGCCACGTGCAGACAATGAGTTGGCGTACTCAACATTCTCACGGTGCATCGCCTGAAGAGTTCTATTCTTGGCTGCGAGATCCCGTGCCATCAGGCCTTCAGCTACCTTCTGCGCGGCGTTCTTTTTGTCGAGAACGGAGGTATAAGCGTTAGTGGCAGTGAGTAAATTCCTTTCGGACCTTTTTAGGTGATCAATGGCAAGTGAGGTATCCAGCGCGGATTCTTTCGTGACGCGCAGAACTTCCGCCAATTCCTTACCCCCCGAGGCATAGGCAGTCAAAGACATCCTGGCAGAGCTATAGCTCTTATTTAACTGGCTTTGGGCGGCGGTAAGGTTTTTTGTGGCCTGAACCAGACCTTCGGTTTGCGTCGTAGCCGCGACAGAAGCGCCTACAAGAACCTGTGACAGTTTATCGGTTGCGCTTATAATCGACCCCAAACTTGCGTCAAGGCTTCTGGCATCTACTATGAGTTCGACTTGTGTTGTCACTTAGCGTTCTTCTCCGCGTAGTTTTTTATATAGGCGTCATCCAAGTCTTCTGTAAACCGGATTAACCGGGCGACTTGGTCAAATTTCATCTGAAATTTAAGGCCAATATACGCAGCCATTTCCTGATAAGTTATAGGCTGCGGGCCAGATGTGTGCCACTGTCTTCTGCGGTGCAGGTCCAAAAAGGCTCTGTAGTAAACCTGAAGCAGGGGGCTCAGTTCCTGATTTGACGAGGCGTTTGCCCCCAACTTCACCCCCTTCTTTTTTAACTCCGCAAAGAGTTTAGAAGATTTGCCCCAGTTTAAACCATACAACAGAGCCTGTGTTATTTTTTTGCGTCGGCGTCCTCCATAACTGCCCGATAGTTATCCATCTTAGAGGCTTCTTCCACTACTCTTACCCGAAACTCCTTGACCCGCAAAAGCTTAATCGCGTTTTCCTTAGAGTACGAAACCTCTTTGCCTTTGAACCCCAGCCCCTTAAAGCCCAATAAGATAGATTCAGCAAGCACCCGGCACATAATCTCTTCGTCGAGTGCCTTTTTCTCGACTTCAGGGAGGGTGTCTAAATCCTCCTTATACTTTTCATGCTCGGCTAAAATACACCGGCTGAACACCGGGTTGTGCATACGGGCAACTGTGATGGAGGCGTCTTTCCCTAACTGAACCTCAACTCCCTCATTTTCTTTCTTCTCATCTGTAGCATACACCCTGAACACGTCAAACATTTTTACTCCCTCCGGTTTTGAAATTTTTTACGTAAAATTTGCGATAGTTGCACCAAAACGGTCTATAGCGATCATTCTATCTACCGTAGTATTCGGGGCAACCGCAGTAAAAGGTACGTTCATTTTTACATCCTGGTCCTTGGCTCCTGCCATTACATCAGGCACGTTCAATTTCACGTTGGCGAAGGTGTAAGCGTACCCGTTGCCGCTGGAGTCTACCACTGGGATGGAAACCGAGATTAACTGGTCGGCTAGGGCCGCATCATAAATACTCCCTGTGACTAGATATATCTCTAAGGTTCCAGTAATTGCAAATGTTCCTCGTCCCACACCTATAGCCCCAAGATTGCCCAGTGCTTTCTGCTCCCTCAGCGCTCCATCAATATTAACTGTCGCGGCCCCTATATACGCCCCCCCCAGAATACTCGACCCACCACTGTTTCGCACCAGAATATTGCCTACCCCCGTCACACAGGACGATATTCCATAAGTCTCTGCCGCATCAGGAGTTGTTTCAAATTGTGTGGCATCGGCCCTGGTTACGTCTTTTCCTACAGTTGTGAAGCTGCCGGTCAGAATGCTCCCCGCCGCAAAGTTCAAGGACACCGCAGAAAACGCGCGCCCTCTGTGCATGAAGAACTGATTCACGTCCCCAAACTTTTTCTCTATACAGAATGTCTTTAAAGCGTCGGTGCCATTTGTAATCCGTGTAGAGGATATGAGTACGTCTGCCGTAGAACCCTCATCTGCCAACAACGGAGTGGATGCGTCAACAGTGATCGTGGTGCTGCTCACAGTACCAGCGCGATAGTAGCCGTCATTTGAATCAGAATCCCCGACACTGAACCATTGACCTGCCACGATTTCCGTAAACGAGCCGCTCGCGCCCACAATAGTTCCTGCCCCTACATCGAAAGTCAGGCTCAAGGTTTTCACCCCGCCTGTGCCGTAAGTGCTGTAGGTGTTACGGAGCAGGGACTCAACAAATGGGTCAAACTCACGGTACTGGGACTCAAAGTTGAACCCACCGCCGGCAGAGGCGTCAGTGATAACAGCGTCTGATACCTGGGCAGTGTCATTTATCTCCGCGGATGACGCCTGAGTGAAAGAGTACCCCAGTGATTCTCCTATGTGCCTGATTAGCTTTGGCGTGCCCGATGCGGGTATGACGCCAAAGGCTGCCTCCTCTCTATAGCAAAGACTGGCTGCTGAAGTTGATGCCTGCGAAGTTCCGGTAGTCATAATTTTACTCCTATGTGGTTAAAGAAAGTTCAAAAAAGAAACTGGCGACGACCGTCTGGCTCCGCCAATCCTTACCTTCAACAAGTGAAAGCACTGAAACACTGCGAAAAACTATTTCACCTACATTTACTGCTGCCAGCAATCCCGCCAACTTGTCAACCGCTTGCATTCTTGTTTTAGCCCCAACTGAAAAAGGGGTAAATACTGTGATCTCCACCTCCCCAAACGCGCGTTTCGGGGGGGTGTTGCCCAACATTGCGATCTGCTCTACCCTGGTAGGGTTTACTCTGAGAAGAACAAACGGCACTGACTGTTTGGTCATATCAGGCTCTTCGTGGCCCTCAATAAAGTAGGGCAGATGGTTCGCCCATCCAGAAATGAAATGGCCGTAGATCGCCTGCCTTGCCTGCTCCCAGGTTTTCATAGCCCAAACCCTGAGTTATTCAGCTGCCCTGGGGCTAGCCCCCTTAAAGCTTGCTGTTGGGGCTCAGTAAGCAACCCAAATGACAAAGCTGAGTTGGTTACTCTTTCCACCATGTGTCCGGGCTGATTTACGGGCCTCAAAAAGTTGTTAGGGTTATCCTCCAGATATTGGATGTAGCTTTCATGCTTTAGGTTCTCTGCCGCATTGCATATATGAACTCTGTCATGTATCGTTACACTTACGAGCTTATCTTTGGCCCTGCGCACAGACATCATAATACCACGGGGGTCTCCTTTGGAAACCGCCGGGCCGTAGGGGGTGTCCCACTTATGTTGGAGCAACCTTCGCGCCGACCTGTCTGGAGCCGCAGCCTCTTTCAGGGTATAATTAACTGTCCAATCAGGACTATTAAGACTCACGTTCCAGTTAGCAACAGCATTTCCTGACCACTGAGGGGTCTCAGTTAATACCCGGTGGAATGTGGCGGTAACAAACCCTCTGTATACTTGGTTCGCCTCCCTCTCCATATTAACCATGGCTGCCTTCAACTTCTTAACAAACTCAGGGACATTCTTAAACCTAATCATGTGTCTATCCCCAGATTCATTGTGGCAGGCCTTATATGCAGCTCCCAACAGCCGCTGCCGTCAGACTGCACGGAAAGAACCCTGTAGTCATCACCAGCCACTTGCACACGATCGTTATTCAGTGGCGCCGGCGCATCCTCGGCGCTCACTGTTAGAACTCTGTCCCCATTCTGGAACCTCTCCGCAGCCCAAGTCATGTAATGGTAGTTGGCCTGGTACCTCTCAAAGAAGGCGTCAATTAAAACAGGGGTTCCCGCACCGGAAAGATCGGTAACATGATCGTATTCGCCGGAGGACGCAATGTAAGTTACCTCGGTAAGTGCGGAACCCCCTAACTCGATCGCGTACACGGTCTTATACTGACCAGTCTGGATTCCAACATTTTGAACCCGGTAATACACTCCGTCAGGCGACTTTATAATTTGATCACGGGCGACACCCTCATTCAGCCCGACATACACAGAATAAACCCTGAATAACCGCGAAGACTCTCCTTCTTCCTTCTGCTCCTTACGGAGAGACCTCGCCCCGTGTAATGACACCAGCGCGCTTGAAGACGATATAAACTGCTTCGCACTCCCCAGAATAAACAGCCCGTCGGAGGGGTGCAGCAACATATGCTCGCGTATCACGTACTCGTTCAGGTAGTCCTTTTCAACCCTGCCGACTAGATAAGCCTGGCTGTCAATCGTGACTACTCTGCGCGCGGGGGTTTCAACCTCCTTCGCTGAGCAAGTCCTACGCCAACCTGTGGAACTGTCGCGTTCGGATACATCGTACTGGTCCATCTGGCAATCAAACAAAAAGACGTTGCTGTAGGCGTCTGCAACCCGTAGCCTGTCAAAAAACTGGGCAACGTCGTAAATGTCCATGTTAGGACCCCGTAATTGGGTCAAAATCAGGGGCGGAAACCCTCATCAGATTCGGCTGGGCTTCCGTCGGTGCCTCAACGTTGAGAAACGCGGCGTACATAACCACCAAGTTTCTCCTGAATTTCAGGTATGCACCGGTTACATTTCTGGCCACCATAGTCTGATCTTTTTTAACCGAGGCTTTGCTGTCCCCCATGAAGGTGGGTGACAACTCCGGCATGGCCGTGAGCGCCCGGAATGCAACAGAATGAGCGGCAAACAGCCGCACGGCGTTGTAGAAGTTACTGGTAGCCGAGTCATCACCCTCCAGGGCTAAAAAATCAGCGTCCAGGTCTGCATCCGGATCTATTCCCTGGCCAACTTCCACCAGATCCGCCCTGAGCGCCAGGTCATATACCTCTGACGCCAAAACGGTGTCGGGGAATATGCGGTCAGAAACTCCGAGAACCGCTCGAACACTGTCATAAGACGTGTAATTGTTAAGCAAGGGATATCACCCCTGCCCGGAGCTGCACAGTAACCCAGTTAGACCTCTTTACAGGCACAGCGTGATCCGCAGGGATTGCTATACGTTGAAAAGGTTCATACTGGTTGCTCCCAACAGCCTTGACCAGAATAAACTCGCTCTCCGGGGGCGGAGCGTCGTACATAGGTTCAACAGCCTTTGTCTGTATTTCAGGCAATGGAACAAACCCCGGTTCTACCGTTGCCGCTGGTTCAACAACTTCCTTGACTCTCTTTCTTGCCGCCATATTTTTCTCCGATAAGTTATGAATTTTTTAGTAGTAGCGCCCTAACTTTTTAGGCTAGGGCGCCACATCAAAATCAGGTATCGCTGAGGGTCAGAGAGAGAACATCAAATGCATCATCCCATTGGCGGTATGCTATCTCCGCGCTGTCAATACGCAACTGTGTGCTTCTCCGCATAACGAATGCCTCTACAGCGCTGTAAGCAGCAGCCGTGTTACGCACACGGTGAATAGCCTGACTCCCCATGAAGCCCATGATAGTCTTTGCCGGCCAGCTTTTGCCAGGCTCAACAATAAACAGCTTCAGATTTGACAGCACCCGGTTTACCAGTGAGAACTGAGGAACCAGCGCACCAGGGACGTGTTGGTTGGTATTGGTAGTAGCCAACGCGGCCTCAATGGCGAAAGCCCCGGCGAGGTCAGTCACTACCCAGTCGATCTGGCGAATGTAATAGTTGTTCACCAACCAGGATACCAAAGCCTTCTTTGTTACGGTTCCTGCGGCTACAATGGTATCGTCATAGGTATCAGCTTTCGTCTGAGAGAGCGCGGACTGCCCCATGTCTGTATCGCCATTGAGGAACGCCAGCAAGTACTCGTAAGTCTTGGCATTTCTCTCAACCTGCATCTGGCGGGTCAGCGCCATGTTAACGAAATCGAGGGTGGTGCTCTGCAACGCCTGGTCTGAAACCTCCATCCCGATGGAAGTCGCCAGTAAACTTTTTGAACTGTCGGCAGCTGTGATAGACAACATCATCTGGGGCTCAGCAAGCTGGGCAATAGCGCGTGCGCGGGCTGCTTCCGCACGAGCTACGCTAATGACCGGCCACTCAAAGCGATTTCCAGTAATTGATGTGTCGATACCGATCATCTGCTCGAACAGGTTGACGTCAAGCATGCGGTTCTTCTGCATAGCATCCTCCATCATTTCCAGCACTACAGCGGGATAGAGGATACGAGAAGCGGGGTCGCCGTCTAAAACATTGGCCGCGCCGCTAAATTCAGCCTTGCCGTCAAGCATGTTGCCAATGGTGGGGGAGCGCAGACCAAACTCGCGGTTATAGCTTGTGATAAGCCCGGAACTGGCACAGAGCTGATCAAAGGAGCTTGAGGTCTCGGAGCTTGTCTCATACTTGCGGTTGATCAGCGCAGGAACCGAAATGCCTGCATTGAGCGCTTCTTTGTAGATTGTCGGGGTCAGCTTAGCTTCCTGCTGCGCCCCGTTTTTGTCGAGAAATATAGCCATGATGTTATCTCCTTGAAATTTGACTTTGTCGCAATTAAACTTCGTTTACGCGCTCAATGAGGCAGGTATCCCCTACCGCTCCTGCGTCGCCAAGAGAAACTACCCTCCAGGCAAACATGCTGTTGCGGATGTTGATCCCGACGTTCGCGGCATTGAACGTACCGGCAATAGCGCTGCCAGGCTGTTCCGTAGCCTTGCATACCTTTGGGTTAGGTGCAGCCGCAGGGAGAGCGGTGCCTTTGGCAGTGACTGTACCACAAACGACATAGTCCCCCACGGCGAGAGTGCCGGTCCCAGGCGTAGCCTGCAACCCGTCGCAAATTGCGGAGATCTGGCCGGTGGTTTTGACCGATCCCATGGTGTAGCCGTCCTGAGTCGCCGGGTCCCGGCTGATTATCTGAGCCTCAATCTGCTCCCCAGCGGCACAAAGCGCATAGCGAGAGTCGCCGACAAGACGAGCTATTTTAAACTGTTCAGTGTCCGCGTACCGACCTTCTGCGGTCGCTGCGGTCCCGAGCCGACAAGTAATCGCGGCATGGGTTGGGCGAGGCGCATCCATTTGAAATTTTGCCATGATGTTATCTCCTTTTCCTTATTTCTTGATGGTTGTGGATTCGAGAGTCCTTTCCAGCCGACTCTTTGGCGGGGGAGCCTCATTTTCATTTTCTTCATGAGAAGCGGCAATGCCGCCTACTTTGAAGGCCTCAACAGTTCTGGACATTGTCGCCTTGTACACTGCCAGGAGCGCCGCAGGATCGCTTTCAGCCAGCTTTTCGTCCCTGGAGCCCCCCAGTGCAACAGCCATGTTGTTTACGACCTCAGCCACGGCCCCTTTCAGGCCAGCCATCTCCTCGATCTGCTTCGTTAAGCTTGCCAGCTCAACCTTTGCCGCGAGCAGAGCATCATCTCTCTCCTTCAACTGTGCGCTGAGAAAGGCAACAGTGCCTGCGTCTTCTGGTGCCGCGGGTGCTTTGTCGTCAGCGGCAGGCGCAGGCGCTTTGTCGTCAGCGGCAGGCGCAGGCGCTTTGTCGTCAGCGGCTGGTTCCGGGGTATTAACATCCAGATCAATTCCGGCGGTGGCTGCCGCCAGAGCAGCCGCGCCTAAGTAGCGTTTTTTCATCTCTTGACCTCCATTCTTAGTTATACGGGACTGTATGCCCCCAAAAACATCTTCAAAACTTGCAACCGCGTCGATCAGGCCGACGTCAACTGCTTGCTGGCCGATGAACTCTTTCCCGTCGGCCATCTTTGTGTCAACAATCTGATAAGTAGAATTCAAGTGGGTAGCCACACTGTCAACAAAAATACCATAGATGTACTCTGATTTCTCCTGCAGGTCTGCCTCGGCCGCCTCAGAAAGGGGCTCGGAGCCGTTCGCCATCTGCTTAAACTTGCCGGCGCGGATGATTGTTTCTTTTACCCCCTCCTTCTCGGCCATCTTGGAATATTCAACGTGCTTGATCACTATCCCGATGGAGCCCACTGTAGCAACAGCACTAGCGTAACGCTCGTGAGCGGGAGCAACCAGCCAGTAGGCTGCGCTGCACATCATCGAGCTGGTAAAAGCCGTGACTTTTTTAACTTTTGCTGTGCGAGCTACTGCAGAAACAGCATCCAGGACACCATTGACAGCCCCACCGCCAGAAGCAACATCGAGCAGTACCTCCTTGATATTAGGGTCCAGCGCTGCCTGGTAAAGGGCGTCGACGATCTCACTGTAGGCGATCAAACCGTAGTACTCGTTATACCAGGCGTCGGTGTTGGTCAGAGAGCCGTGAATGCTGATGATGGCTACGTCGTCAACGACTGAGAGCAGTCGATTGAACGAGGGATTCTCACTGGTCTCAGAGGCCTCTGCCCTCATCGGAGCACTTACCGCATTAAGGTAAGCCCCCCAAGACTCGTCGTTCCCTGCCCACAGCGTGCTATAAGTTTTTTTCACTGTTGTATCTCCTCATTTTTGCGCATCCTTGCAGCAAACAGCATCTTTGTCAAGTTAAATTATTTAATACCATTAAAAAAGTTAAGACTTAGGCTCCCCACTGAGCTGCCATCGCTTCGGCAACGCCGAGGAATGTCCTGCTGCGTTCTTTCCGCCTATCAGGCCCAGGCGGCATCCTATGGACCCGCGCCTCCCGCCCCCCACTATATTGGTAGGCACCAGCTTCGGTAAGCCCTGCAGCCAAAGACAGGTGGCCTTTGTCTCACCATGGCCATACTGCCACGGTTGGATAATCTGGTCCGGTTTTCTGATGCGCGAGGAGATTACACTTACTGGATTCTCGACCGCAATCTTCGCTATCGGAGCATCCATCAGCGCCTGAACAAAAACTAGTGCCTCTGCCTGTTCCTTCACCTTATACTTGAACCATCGGCTACCACTCACGGCCAAGTGCGTGCATGGTGGGTGAGCGATCATTAAATCCCAACCATCGTTGATTATGTTAAACACACTCCCTCGGTAGTGGGGGCCGGGGGCATCCGTAGGTAGGAGGTCACAGCTGAGAGCCTCATGACCTAACGCGATAAAAGCATCACGTACCCGCCCGCTATACTCACACGCCACAAGTACCTTCACGATTTCTTCCCCCGAGGCGCATCGCCGCTTAGGTCCTGCTCAAGCGCACCTGTGTTACTCTCGGGGGTGCTGATGTTTTGCGTTGGTGAAGTTTTGAACATGGTGCCGGACAGCTTCGGGGCGCCAGCCGGAGGCAGCGTACCGGTCAAGTCAAGATTGGCCTCAGCGTCCGTGATCATCCCAAGGCTTAACTGCTCCAGAATCCTGGACTGCCGCATGGAGGTGAATGCCTCTAGCTCGCTTTCGGGCCGGAGGTTGGGCTTGTCGTAGCGAAACTCAACGACAGCATCAATCCCATAAAGGCGAACACAGAGAGTGAGGGCGCGAGAATATATCTCGTTCAACTTATAGACGAGGGCGCCTTCAACAGTTTTTAGATAGAGCATGGCTTGTGTGCTGGCAATATTCTGGCTGCCAAGAGATTCATGCCCAAGAATCGCGGGCATTGTCTTGGCGCCAGCAGCAAGTTTGCTGTTTAGGATAGAGGAAAAAATTTTGTACTCGTCTGACAGTGTCGTGTTGCCGTTATTGAGGTATTCTACCTCTAAGATATCCCAGATGATCAAGGCATCTTCTGGATTCAGCCCATTGATCAATGTTTCAATCTGTGATATTGCTCGATTCTGGTATGCTTCCAACTCATCCGGGTTAGCCCGCGTTTCCGAAGGAACAGACGCCAGCCACTTTTCGTGACTGAGTTTTGCCTTAATCCTCGGGGAAATGGCGCGGCGGAACACACGGCGCAAGTCACTGGCAAAAGCCTGTGAAGCGACCATTGGCTGAATACAGGACTCCACTGGGGAGTCGGCGTAAGCAGTACGCAGACTCTGGTCAAGGCTGATATAGAAGAAGGTTGGGAAGTCAAGCGATATCTCCTCACCACCGAGTGACTGGAACGGGATCCTGCGCTTCTTCTGATACTTGAACTTGATTGTGTCAACAGCAATCGGCATGAGAGCTTCAGGTAGGCGCGCCTTATTCAGCACGACTTCCATAGCACACGCCCCCAACAAGTACAGCTCCTTACCCAGGGATTCAGAATTGGAACGGATTGAGGGGTACGCGGAGTACCCGCCGTCAGTGGGGCCGAGAAGATCAAAGCGCCGGCACAACTCCTGGATAAGCTGGGTACCAGGCTCGTTCAAGGTACCGTCAAGGTTACGGCTGAGGACGGTATACTTTTCGGGGATGCCGACGCGGTTAAAGGCGGAGGCGGCAGCGGAGAGGTCAGGCGATGCTTTCGCGAGCTGCCGCAAGGTGGCGGACGTAGTCTGCCCGAAACGTAGCGTCTCGATATCGGTGTTCGCCAGCCGTAGGTCGTCCTGCTGAAGGAATGTGTCTGGTGATTGGTTGGCTGAGCGAAGATAGGTGGGAAGTACAGCAGAAGATCTCGCTTTCGGAGGCGCCGGCATTTCGACGACGGACGCAGCGAATTCTAACGCCTGTGGTGACGCACCCCTAGCCTTGAACTTCTGGAGAAGAGAGTCTAGCATATACCTCGTTTATACTGCAAAAGAGGTATTGTCAACAAAAAATTTAATAGTATTAAAAAATTTTATAGTGGAGGACTAAACTGAGGCTGTGACTTTAAACTTTGATGCTATCATGCTGATGGGCGGGGTGGGAGTGGAAATCCCCACCATGTATGAGGCGATGACAAGGTATAGCAGGCTGTGAAACAGGTGGTCCTCGGCACGGGAGGACTTGCGCCAGCGCACTTCTTCCTCCTCTGACTGCCCAAACCCCTTCAAGGTCAACCTCCGCATGTCCGTAGTATGCCGGATAATGGTCTCGCGCATATCAAACGTGCTCGGGGCGAAGGTTAATTTGCCGGATCGGATCAGGTTACAGAGCAGATCCAGCCCTTGATTCTTCTTTATGTGCACCTGCCTGAGCGAAAAAGTTGCTTTATTGATATCCTCTTCTTTTTCGCGCACTTGAAAAAGGTCTAATGTCTTTGATTCCACGAACGTCGCTGCCCAGAGACTGCGAATATTTGACTGGAGTTGCATAGCAGTGTCTGGATATGGTTGAGAGTCCATCACAGATGCCACCACTTTGTTTTTTGCAAAAATTTGCGGAATCCTGCTGTGGATTGTTGACAAAGGGATCAACTCAGCGTGCATGACCCGGATATCCCCGTGTGTGTTGCCTTGAGCTGTCAATAACGCACACTGCCCGCCCATATCGAGGCCAGCGAACTGGTGAGCAGGGGAATCCGGCCAGCGGGCGTCACTTGTGAACGCCGCCCTCACCTCTTCGGCAGTGAGCCCGGTCGTGCTGTCTTCTGCTGGAATGCCCAGCGAGTCGTTGATGAACCTGCGAGAGCTGGAGAATTTGGTGGAGTCACTGATCAAACTACTTGGTGGGCGGACATCGGGTATTATGAACGGCGTGACCTGAAATCCCACCCCGTCATAGTTATCGTCCGGATTCTCACAGACAAATTCCCACTCATAAGTGGTAGTAGACCTGTGGCATTTGGGGCACTCAACATAAGCACGGTGGATATCATACTTGATCAGCTCAGCCTTTGAGTTAAAAGTTATATCCGACAGACTCTTTTTGAACTTTGGGAGGCGCACGTCCCGGTAGTAGTCGATGATCCACTTGTTGTTGCACCGCTCGCAGGTGTGAACCGGCCAATGCCGCTTGGTGTCTTGAAATGATTCGGAAATTCCTACCCCGGTTGAGGTTGGTGTGCTGTAGGCCCGCTCCCATTTGAAGTCTGATGCGCCCAGACGGCTGGTAAAGCCCGATGTGATTTCTTGTGAGGCATAGTCCAACTCGTCCAAGTATAGTGCGTCTACAGGAATTGAAATTGTCAAGCCCGCGCCTGACGCTCCTTGAAAAAAGAAGAATGAATTATTTATGAATCTCTTTACTGTGTTTGAGTCAGTCAGTTTGTGGATATTGCCTGCAACGTGGGGGGACCCATCAATTATTGGAGAGAGCCGGGTCGCTGACTGCTTAGTGGCACTTGAAGCGGTTGGCATTACCATCATGGCGTTCTTGCCCGCGTGCAGGAGGCAGAAACACACAGCCTCCCTTGTCCAGAATTCGGAAACCCCACACTGGCTGGGTTTACGCACGACTTTTTTTCGTGCTGGGTGGTCGAGGATAATCTTTTGAAACTTAAACTTGTCAAAATTAAAGGGCTTATTGCCTAACATCGTGTAGCGGGTCATGTAATCTGACACATTTTGTATCTGCGAGGCAGGGTCCAACGCGGCGTGAACGCGCTCCAGATGCTGATTGAAAAAATCACCCTTGTTCATATATGTCAAAGAAAGATTGCTGTATTTCGGGGTGGCGCTTGAGAGCTTCCACAAGGGCGCTTTCGAGCTTTTGTTGGCGTTGGATATCGTAGATCTCTTTTTGGGAGTCCTTGAGTTGCTTCAGGACTGAGTTTATTGCACTGACAATACTTGCCTTTTGCGATAGCGGAGTGTCGTCGCTGCCGAGAGCTTCATCGAGCAGGCCCGAGGCCTTTTGAAAGGTACGGACCAACTCCTCCGCGAGTGATATATCCTCTATATCTGCTGAGGGCAGGAGTTCGTTAACGCGATCGCGCAAGCGTAGGAGTTCGCTGACGGAATAGGAAGACAGGTCGAGGCTATCGACGGGCAGTATCAAGGTAGTCTCGCAGAAGCTTGCGGATTAAAGTGCTGTAGTTTTTTGGCAGGAGATCGTACAGGGCCTTTGGGAGGCGTATTGTTATAGTTCTGTTGTTCATATGCAGGAGTATATTTGAGGGCGAGGCGGTTGTCAATACAAATTCGTGAAAAATGAGGGTGGGACGTGAAGGGGGATAGGTGCGCGCCCTGGCATCGTCCTGGGCAAAAAAGTGTATACGTCGATGACGCCTGCAGCATACTGGACAACCCTGCTGAACAGTCTAGGCTAATATATACAGTGTGGGATAATTCACACAATACGTCAATGATACCTGTAGCCTACTAGACAACCCTGTTGGGTGGTGTAGGCTGATATATATATAGTGTGGGATAATTCACACAGTATATGTGTACGATTTGACACAAACTGATGGATATAAAGGATCTATTGTATGCCTAAAATAAAATCTTTCCCTTTGATATCAACTACTTAGCTAAATTGGCTTATCCTTGGTATGATATATGCTTTAGTAAATGTTATATAGTTTTTCCGACGGCTATCCGCCGACGGTCCGCTCTGGTTATAGATATATCTACGACCAAAACTCAAAAAGGAGAAAAAATCATGAAAGCAAAAATCAGGAAAGCAAAAATCAGGAAAGCAAAAGTCATGAAAGCGCAAGAGATCATTAAAAAAGCACCAAAAAAACCGGAAATGACAGCGTCTGTAGAGGATTACAGAGCTAAGTACTCTCAGTACCAAAAAGCTCAGAGCTTATACAAAACCAACATAATGCTAAAATTGAAGGGACAAAAAGAAAATGTTTGGTTAGCTCTGATGAATGAGTTTCGTAGCATTGATCAAAACAGCGGAGCAATTAGAGTTATGGTTACGAGCTGGACCAACTCTATCCGCGACGCTTTCGCACGTGAAAATCTGGGAAAGGAAATTCGACCCGTAAAAAATGGAACTCAGATTGTCGGATATGTTGTTAGTGATATCACTAATGAGCTAACCGAAAAAAAAGTTGCGCAAATAATGGAAATAGTAGCAGAATATCCTAGTTTATTTATATCAAACATCAGCAAAGAACGTGTGAATAAGTTAGTAGAGTTTACAGAGAAGAATGCTGCAACAATAGCAGCGTACAAAGCCCGGAAAGCTCGTCTGGAATCCGAGCTTAAACTAGCAAAAGAAGAGCTAGCTAGTATTCAGGTCACCGCCGACGAGGTTGCAAAATGTGGCGATAATCCGGGCAAAGGCCTTGCTGGCAGGCTCAACAAGGCACAAACAATGGTTGCCGCGCTTCAAAAGAGGGTGGAGGAACCAATGGCGGCCCTTAGTTAGGCCTAATTAAGCAACCGAAAAATTAAGAGACGACGAGCTGAAAAGCTCGCCGTCTCTTTTGCGTTTAGAGTGGTGGTCTGGCCTGGCCTGGTCTGGTCTGGTCCGGTCTGGCCTGGTCTGGTCTGGTCACCAACAGCCGAGCAAATTAGGACTAATTAACAAAACAAGGTGAGTTTATGAGAGTTTATGATAGTGACATTCGGGCTTACCGGGAGTGGTCGCCTGAAGAAAAAATTGGCAATACCTGGATTGAAACAAGAGATTATCCGGAACAGGACTTGCCGGTTCTATGGTTTGTGGATTGTGCAGTCACTGGCAATACAGTAAGCAGGCCTAAGAAGTCTGAAGAAGAAGCTTGGCAAGTCTTGTCTTGTCTTGCTAATCTATACCCGGAAGGCTTAGTGGTTCGCAAGTACGCACCCACGCCTTATCAATTTGAAGAACTTTGTCAGCAGCGTAGGGAGTTGTTAGGCTGGGACCGGGGGTTTACCGGTCCGGCGCGCAGCTGGGAACAGCATGACCAAATTAGGACTAATTTAGTTGGACTTAAAACAAAAAGGAGGAGACGATGAAAGATTTTCTTGTTAATTTTGTTGTTGCTGCAGGCATGTTTGCAGCGATTTGCTATGTGGTCAGAGAGGTTTTGATCACTATGGCAATGTTTTAAACTGCCTATAGGCAGTTTAACTTTAAAAAAGGAAGGTGTCAAATGTTTCTTTACGCAGATGTTTTTGGTTGGCGCCAGGTTTCAGTAGAAACTTTTTGGGCGCTTCGAGGACTTGGCTGAAATAGGTTTAAATTTAGCAGAACACCATTGAGTCAATGCAGGCACTTTAAACTGCCTGCGGGCAGTTTAACTTTAAAAAACTAAGGTGTCAAGGTAAAATAAAAATCAATTTTAAGCCGTTTTCAGGTGCTAAACATGCCCAAGTATAGCCGGGGCCTAGAAAATGGCGTGGTGAGGGTATTATGGTTGTTCTTGAAGGGGTACTGAAGTTTGATTCTATATTGAAAATGCTCACATGGCAGGCTAAAAACGCCCGACACATGGTTTTAGTTGGTAATGGCCGGGATTATAGACTTGTCAACACGCAATCGAAAGCGGCCTCGTCCAAGCGTTCGAGGCCGTTTCTGGCACAAAAGTCAGAATAGTCTTGGAATGTTCTGGTTTTTGTGCTAGACTGGATGAAAAGCAGGATTGAATTTGATTCCAATTCAATCCAAATTTCTAAAGCGTGTTTTGATGCTCTTTCAGCAAGCTCAAAAAATGTTTGCGCGTCGGAAGCTTTTGTTGACGCTTTCGCTTTTTCTAAAAATGTCTGTGCTGACTGACTAAAATTCTTCCAATTTTCTCTCATTTTTTACCTTTTTGGACTTTGTAGTTTTGTAGAAAGTTTGTAGCCGAAGTAAGTTATTATTATTATTACTATTATTCTTATTTTCTACAAAACTACAAAACTACAAGGTATATCGCCATAAAAAAAACAAAAACTTAGGTTTCATCTTTTTTTCCAGCGACTTTTTCTTGTAGTTTTTGTAGTTTTGTAGAAAAAGCACTCTTTTGTCAATCATATTAGGAATTTACTTCGGCTACAAAGTCCCTACAAACTCCCTGACTTTGTAGCAAAAACCCCAATCTTCACCTTTTTTCTACAAAACTACAAGATTTCATTCCAGCTAAAAAATTGTAAACCTTCGGATCGCTTTTTGAAACTGATGTAAAAACTTTGTAGTTTTGTAGAAAATCGCTTTTTTCTACAAAAACTACAAAGTTTTGCTCTCCCAAAAATCTACAAAATCCCAGGATTCATTTTTGTTTGTAGCATAAAAACTTTGTAGTTTTGTAGAAAAGCCCTTTAAATTTCAGGTTCGAAAGCGCTATCGTATCCGAAAACGTCCTTGACCCAGTCAGCAACCATAACCCCATTAATAATCCAGCCGCGCCCCCTTACCTGCCTCAACCTGTCGGGCGCGTCCGGGGGGACTATTTTCATATTGAACGGTTT